ATCCTGGGGAATCTACTGATGGCGGCTCCGTCAAATGCATCGCCATTATTGATAACGGCTTTTGGTTTCAGTTCTTTGATAGCCCAAAGCAATCCCTTAAACGCCGTAGACCTGAACCCAGGCCAAAAGTGAGCGTCAGAAAACACCAAAACCACCCCGTTTTCGATGCCGAGGTGATGTCGTGCCATAGAAGGCTGAATAGAATCGGTATGACCACGTTTATTATCGGCAGAAGACTTGGTTAGCAACAATTTTTTGCTTCTTTGTTCAAGTCGACTACGACGAGACATAACGCTCCGCTCGGAAATACCAAGAACTCTGGCGACCTTGATGGGCGATTGATACTTCTCCCAAAGCTCAATAAACTCTTCTTCACTGACCGTTGGCGTTGGCATAGAGTGCCCTCTCAAGTACGTTGATTACGCGATGCTCCACAGACTCAAGGTCTTCAGGAGTCGCTGACCTATCTTGGGCTGTTGTTATCAGGTCGTATAGGAAAACGTGCAAGCACTCGTGGAGTGCCGTCATAGACAGCGTTTCTCTGTTGATGGGAGAAGCGCCAAAGTCACCTAGCTGGTAGGTGCCTAGTCTGGCTTGGTTATCGCACTGCATGGAAGCCATAGCGCCCTTGGCTGGCTTCATACTGCGCTCTAGTCTCCAATCCATTAGATTGAGGACAGTTTGCCAGTGTTTAACGCATTCGTCGAACTCTAAAGCCTGCTCTACAGTAGGCTTGTTTTGCGGTTTTGCCATAACTGCCCATTGTTCTGCTCATCTATGACAAGAATAATTCGATCTCTGCTTTGCGGCGGCGCACAAGGCCAGGAAGCTCCTTGCCACCACCCTTAGTCCACATCATGAATGACTCAGCAGCACCTTCCCAATCGCCACGGTTGGCCTTCATGCGGATCGTGCTGCGCTGCAAGTTACCTAGCCCTGCATTGAAGGCAAAAGATACCAAAGCGTCAAAAGCGCCTTGACGGCCAACAACGCCGGGAACAAGTCGTAGAACACCACGTTCAAAACTTGCGACATCAGCCGTGAATAGTTGGTCGATCTCTGCTTTACTCCAGACACGAGCATCCTCCGGCTTTAGGGGATAGTCTTTACGAGCCGTCTTACCTTCAGTCGCAACCATCGGTAGACTAATCTGATGCTGATATAGGACATGACCGTATCCAATCGTCCAGATATGCGCTGGGCAAAGATAAGGCTTGTTCCTACAGCCCTCAAAGCGGTGCATCAGGTCTACACCGGCCTTGCTAAGTTTCATGGCTTTGCTCTACATTTGTCAAAGTGATAGCGCCGCATATTGCCACCGCCACCCTCAACCGCACAATGTGGACATTTGATGATTTTGCGCTTGCCCTTGCAAGCCGCGCTTAATTTTGCACGATACTCTGGATCGGAAAGCCGCTTTGCAGCACCGGCCACATACGGCGCACCGTCTCTTTTTGTGCCTTTTGTTTTACCCCATATGGCTTTACGTTCCTCTGGCGTCATGCGCTGCTTAACTGTTTTCATGTGCCAATCAGGTCGTCTTGCGGCGCTGTAGTCTCCCCAAGCGCCACCAATTGCAGCAGGATTAGCATTAAACAGTTGATCCAAAAAACAGTCCAAAAAAGCCTGTTCAACTTCTCTGGCGACTTCCATGCCATTCAAAATAATTGGCGTCTTTACAACAAACTGCTCTGCGCCATACTTATTCCAAGCGTGTTGCAAATAAGTACAGTGATGTTTTTTTGTACGCAGATCAGTCATATGCTCTTTGATCCTGCGTTTGATGTTGATGGAACTGCCAACATATGCCCTATTGGTTGGCACATGAACAATGGCGTACAGACCAATCATTTTTTAGACCAGCCTCTAGACCCAAACCAGTAGCCAATCACGCCGCCCAGCATAGCCATCTCATCCGGGCTAAAGATGATGTCCGAATACTTCAGAACATCCTCCATGCTGTCAATCATGCCTGGGTTGGCGTACAGGTAGTAGCACAGGAACAGGTTGATCAACACAAGCTCGATCACGAAGATGTAGGTCACAGTCGGACGGACCGTGCCAACATAGTTTGCCACCCACTGCGATGCCTTCTCCAGCACCTTCTCATCGTGCTTCAGAGCCGCCTCAGTCATCTGGGCCTCGGTCTGCATAGAAACCTGATCGGTGCGAATCTCCTCGATGCGCTGCTGTGCTGCCAAGCCCTGAGCCGCCAGAGCAAGCTCACGCTCAGTCTGCATCTTGGCTAGTGCCAGTTCGTGCTTCTGGTCGGACTTGTTCTGGAAGTATTCCAACAGCTTCGGAAGGCCAGAGATCAGCAGGCCACCAAGGGTAGAGATGAGAGATAGCATTGATTACTCCAAGGGAGGTTGTGTCAACAAGGTACTAGCTACGCCACGGCCATACATGGATGGAGGCGGTGCAGGAGTTTGACCGCTCAACAAACCACCAACCGCTCGTTGTGCGGCCCGTTGACGTAGTGCAGCTTGTAACTGGTCAGCCGCAAAGCCAGCAGCAGCAGTTGGAACGGTGTACATGAGTGTTTCTGGGCTAGTAACACCAGCAGCGCCAATACCACCAGTAATCAACTGGCTACGTTGTGGGTTAAACCGAGCCAGCAACGAAAGGAAGTTGTCCAATTTGCCGCCATTAGCAACAGCACGGATTGCATTACGCTCGTTCTCATTGAACAGACGCATCTTTTCCTTGTTGGCAGCAAGATTAATGAAGCCAGTGCGGATAAGTTCGCTTTCTGATGCCGTAGGACGCAATGCCCGAGCCTCTGCCGTATCAAGGATGTCTTGCAAAGTCGTCGCTCTGCTTAGGTTGCGCCAATCTTTACGGGCAGCAGCAAGCGTTTTTACAGCCTCATCAATGCCGCCAGCGCCAGAAGTGACGTTCTTTGGCGACAAATTAGCCACATAGTCATCAATACCGCCAATAACCTCTTTACCAAGCCTTCTCACGTTCTTGTCTTGATCAGACAACAAGACATTAGCAAGACGACGCATCTGGTCAACATCACTAAACGAAACATCACCACGCTCAACGATGCTTTGGTACTTTTTAAGCGTATTAGCAACCGCTGGAGCATTTTCTGGCAGATAGTCAACAGCATCAAGACGGACCCTGATTTTGTCAACAAGTTCGTTTGCCGATGTCTGATTCAATTTAATGCCAAGATCAGCTACTTTTCTGTAGTTACGCTGTGCACTTTGTTGAACCTGCTCCATTGTCGGTGGCGCAGGCTGTTTGCCAGTGGCTATGCGACCAGCAATGTTGCCAGCAGACTGACCGACAGCACCAGCAATACCGACTCCAGCCACTAAAGCGGCAAGATCGCTGCCAGTTATTTCTTTGACCTCTTCGGCAACAGGCTGGGCAACAGTAGCAGCCGCAGTAGAAGCAGGAAGTTGCCTTGCGAGATCGCCACCAAATAAACTAGGAGCAGCACGAGCAGCACCAGCCGCACCAGCCAATGCTTGCATACCGGCCTGGGAGGCACGTTCTGCACCAGTTTCAGGCGCAGGAAGCCCAATTTGCGTCAATCCCTGTTGCTGCATTTGCGACAGGTACGGCATACGGCTTTGAGAGCCAAGCAGACCAGCGCCAAGGTTGTATGCGCCACTCAAGAAATCAGTAACCGTAGTAACAGGAGCAGACAAGCCAGTGATAATTGCTCTAGTGGCAAGCCCAGGTCCTCTTGCTAGAGCCTCAGAAGCCGTTTGTTGCCGTGGTTGCGGTGTTGGCTGTTGTGCGCCAACATCAAACTGATCAAATGCAGTTTGTGACTTGGTATCAAACTGGTCAAATGGATTAGCCATTATTTTCCTCCAAGTAAACGATCAGCCTGTCCAGCACCATATTTCTTATCAAAATCTGCTTTCAGGTTTGGATTTTGACGCAAGTAATCAATGGCCTGTTGAGGAATCGTTACCGATGGCGTTACTTGACTTGGCGCAGAGGGACGAGGACGACTAACCCCAAAATATGGATCTACACCTTGAGACTGCCTACGACTTTCCAATCGAGTCCTGGTTCGATCTTGGGCTTTTTCCGTAGCCGTCCTAAAGTTCGTCAACGCATCTAAAGTCGTCTTCGTATCATATTTGCCAAACGCAGCAATCAACTCATTAGCGAAACGCAAAACGTCCTTGTCAGTCTGAACGCCTTTTGCAGCATCAGTCTTTAGGTTAGTTGCTTCTTGCACAGCCCTTTGCAAATTAGCAAAAGCTCGGCTTTGGTCAGTAGAGTTACCAGCCACGTTTTGAGCCAGATACCGTGCATTAGCAAGCGGACCAAGCTCCAAGAACGGCTTGTTTGTCTTTGGATCAGGGGTTAGAGCTTGAATAGCAGGAGCAAGCGTTTCTTTACGCGCCTCAAAGTTGTCAATAAGCTCCAGATCCTTATCCTCTTCTTTTTGCAAACCAGCAGGTAGTGCTCTAGGGCCTTTCAGTGATGCAGCAAGAGTCGCAAGTTGCCGTCTGCTTTCTATTTGCATTTGAGCAATTTGCTGTTGAGTTGCGCCACGTTCCCTAGCAGCCTCAAGCCTTGCCTCAGCAGCAATACGAGCAGCCTCCAAGGTAGTACTTCTTTGTTGTTCAGCCTGTTGTTCACGGGCTTGTCGGGCGAGTTCTGCTTGCTGTGCCTGGAAGTCACGTTGCTGTTGCGCCTGCGCTTCACGGAAAGCCAAGTTTTCTCTACGGGCTTCTCTTGTCTGTAGCGCACCGAGAACTTTTTCAGGATCTCCATACTTTGTAAGGACACCCAAAACTTGTTCGTCTGTTGCTTCTGGGCCAAGTGCGTTTAGTTGCCTTTGAAGTTCCTCTTTCTGATTGGCAGAAAGCCTAGCCATTCTTGCTTTTTCTTGGGCTTCACCAGCTTGAGCCAGAGATGCTTGAGTTTGAGCCTCACGCTGACCACGCAATGCCATCTCGCTTTGCATTTTTCTGAGCACATCAGACAATTGCATAGCACCAACCGAGTCACCAGCTTGTGCAAGAGCCTGAATACCAGCAGTCATAGACTCTGGATTGGTATAGTCAATCTGTTGGGCAATAGCGTTACGAGTGCTAATCATTCGTAACTGAGGATCTTGACCTCCCAATGCCCCACCAATAACACCACCCAATTGATAAGCGCCTCGGCCAATGGCAAACTGCGCCTGCTGCATTGGTGACAGTTGAGCGAACTCAAGCGCCATCCGATCCGCTTGGGCGGCCTGAGATTGCTGGTATGCCTCAGGAGTAATACCAAACAGGGATTGAACGATGTCTGCCATGATTAAAAGCTCCAATCAGTCGGAGTTGCGCCGCTTCCACCATATCCATAAACATTTTCAGCCCCGTATTGTGCAACGGCCTCTCTGCCAGCCATATACGGCTGGAATGCGGCAGAAACACCTTGCGTCAGTGCAGGATTACGAGTGGCCATCGTCAGCGCAGTGGCAAACGGGTTGTAGGCGTTAGCAGCCTCAAGTGTCCGTGCAGCACTCATGCCGCCTTGAAACAAGGCATTAGCAGCACCAGTGCTTTGACCCTTTGCGCCAATGTCAATGCCAAGCGAGAGAGGCTGTTGTCCAAGTGCTTCAATCCCCTTAGCCTGCCCCAGGTACGCCTCAAACGGAGCCAAAGCGCCAATCTGACCTTGGTAAGCAGCCCGAAGCAAATCAGCACCAGTGCCAAATAGACCAGCACCAAACCGAGTTTGCTCCATGCCAGCCTGTTGAGCACGAGCCGCCAACTCAGCCTCTTGTTGAGCCAGAGCGTTGTAGTAAGCCTCCATCTCTGGAGATGCAGCACCAAGACCAGCAGCGCCACTAGGACGAGCACCAGTAGCACCGACAGCTAGCCCTTCGCGGCCAGTTTGGAACAGGCGGTTCTGAATCTGTGCAAGTTGCCTCTCACGGCCAGGAGCCAGCAGTTCTTGCTGACGAGCCATGTACTGTTGAGCAGCCTGTTGCGGAGTCTCTGCCAGATAGCCCTGAGCCAGCCCAAACAAGCCGGGAGCAGCAGCCATCAGTGGTTGGTACAAGCCAGGAGCAGCCTCAGCCTGAGTCAAGCCCATGCCTGTCAGTCCCATCAGGCGGTCTTGGTAAGCACGAAGTTCAGGAGATACCTCGTAGCCAGCACCAGTTACGCGGCCTTCAGGGCCTGTCTCAAACATGGACCGACCAAATCGAGTTGTGATACCTACTGGCCGGAAACGCGCCTCTTCAGCGGCTAATTGCGCTGCTTCAGTCTGTGCGGCAGCGGAAGTTCGTGCTGCTCGTTCAGCAGATCGACCCTGTAAGACACCGCCTACGATTGAACCACCAGCAAGTGCGGCTACTGGATTAGGCATGATCAAACTCCTTCATATAGTCCTCAAATTTCTCGCCGTACAACTCCATGACATAGCGAGAAAGTTCTTTCGCACGTTTTGCTGGATGACAGAGCGTCACAACCATCAAAACAACATCGTAATAACCTGCTCTCCACATATACGATTTGGCATCTGCTTTGCCATCTCGCTCTGCCTCATCTGAAGCCTGCCACTTCAACACCATCGTTGCCACAACAGGCATTAAGCTATTCGCATTGGCCTGCCAGAACTGATTCTGGCTCATCCCAACCAATGTGTTCCAAATCACCACATCCAGATCATTGCGTTTAACTTCATCTTCATCAGCAACATCATCAAAGACCTGAATCGCATCCCAAAGCATCAACAGCCATTCAACCGCAGCGTTTGGCAAACCAAAAACACTGACAAAGTTTTCTTTAAGCCATTCTTCGCTTTTCATGCGGTCCTTTTCCACATATACACAGTGATGTACGGCTGCAACACACTTGTTGCACTGCCTGAATAAGTGCCGCTGAAAGAGTGCGTATGAGAGTCACCGTTACTTGTACCAGTTGTTTGAGAACCT